TCATTATTTGCAAAATTTAACATTTGTTATTAATGAGAATGTTCTTGTTGGATTGTAATAATGTTGCAAAAATAATAATTTAGATTATTATTTTATTGTGTTCAAAGTTGAAAATAGAGTGTCGTAATTTGAAAAAAAATAAACTGTCTTTGTAATGTAATATAACTTTTGCAAAATGAAGGAAACACAATCTATAGGAACAATACTTGTCATTTTTTCATTGTCCATTCAATTGAAATTATTTTTCGAAATATATTTGTCAATAACAATGTATTTTTTGCAAATAATATTTATTTTATTCTCCCCCGTTTTTTTGCTTATTACATCTTTTTTTTGTTTTTATTTTGTGAATGTAGTTTATAATATTTTTTCGCCACAAAAATGGATTGAACAAAATTCCAAATATTTGTCATTTTACATTCCATTGTGTATTAAATATGCAACATCGCCAACATCCGTTGCAATGGAAAAACAAGAAGAACCGACGATTGTTGTCATTGAGGAAACTTTTGAGGCAATATCTAATGGAGAAATGACAATGGATATTGAAATGGATATTGAAATGGGATTTAATGCCAATGAAGAAACAAAACAATATTTGCTACCTTTTTATGAACCAAATGAATTGGATTTGGATTTGGATTTCAACATAATATGCACAATTCAAATTCCCGTTTATACTGAAAATTTTGAAGAAACATTGAAACCTACTTTTGAAAATGTGTTGCAATCTTGTCGCAGATATAATGCACATAATGATGCAAAAATAAATGTTTTTATAAATGACGATGGATTATTAAAAATCAATGAAATGGATAGACAAAAAAGAATTCATTTTTATCAATCAAATCCGGAAATATTTTATGTAGGAAGACCAGTGGAAGGAAGACAAGGAAAATTCAAAAAGGCATCCAATATGAATTATTGTTTGCAAAAATATTTGCGTAGGGAATTGGATGAAATGGAAGAGGAAAATGAAATGAATTGTTTAAGTGGTGGTTTGTTTAAAATTGGAAAATATATTTTGCTTCTGGACAGTGATTCGAGAGTTTCCTTTCATTGTTTTGATAAATTGTTTTTGGAAATGGAAAAAGATGTGCAATTGGGGTTTTTGCAGGTTCGAACAAATGCAATGAGGGTTGCAAATAATAAATGGGAAAATGCCATTGCACATTTTACAAATGCATTATATTCTGTAAATTTTTTTTACAGTTGTTCCAATGGTTTTCCAAGTCCATTGGTTGGACATAATTGTTTGCTTCGTTGGGAGGCAATGATGAAAGTGGAAAAAGAGTTGAATGGATATGACGAACGACCTATTTGCACTTGGAAGGTTTGGGATGAAACAAGAGTAAGTGAGGATTTCGTTATGTCTTTGACAATGCAAACAATTGGATATTATGGCAAATATATAATGTATGATTGTGGAATGATGGAGGGTGTTTCGCTGACCATAATGGACGAAATTGTAAAACTAAAAAAATTTATGTATGGAATTCACGAAATAATGTTTTATCCTATTGCCGAATGGATGACAAAAGGAATAACAACACATTTGTTTCATAAATTGATTTTGACCCCACATATAACATTTTCAACAAAATATGCATTGATGTCTTACATTGGTTCATATTTTGCAGTAATGTTAAGTCCGGTTTTTAGTGCGTTTTATTTTGTGGTGAAAATTGGTTTTCCTTCTATTTATGAATGTTTTTATTTTACACAAAATCCTGAATTTGTGTTGATGTGTTGTGTGATTGTGTTTTTGGTTCTTTCTTTTGTGTCAAATGTGGTGGTAAGGTGGAAACACGGATTTTATTTGGATTTTTGGGATTTAGTTGCAGAAGAATTATATTATGGATTTTTCTTGACTTGTTTTTTTGGAGGTTTGTCTTATCATTTGTGTGTTATGACAGTGGTTTATTTTTTGCGACTTGATGCAAATTGGGGAACAACAAACAAAGAATTACAACAAATTAATGGTTTCGATTTTATAAAAGAACACAAAAGAATGTATTTTCTTGCGTTTTTGATAATTTGTGGAATGGTTGGAATAAATGTGTGGTATGAAGGAAAATATTGGAGGGAAAGTTTGCCATTGGTTATTATGGTTGGAATGCATTGTGGATTTCCTTTTATGACATTTGGATAAAATTTGTAAAAATATTATTTGCATAATAATATTTTTTGTGGTGTTTGTTGCAATTTCAAAAAAAGGTCGCAAAAAAAAATTACTTGTCATTTTTGTCAAGCTCAACAAAACCCAACTTGTTGGGGTTTTTCTCGCAAATAATTATTCATTATTCGACAACCAAATTATATATTTTTGTTATATTTGTTCTACAACAAGGAAAATTATTTCCACTGCTATTTAACCATTTTTCAATACAATTTTTGCAAAAATTATGTTCTTATGTTGAATAATTAAATGTTGTTGCAGTGTGGTTATTTTGCAATAATAAAATAGCATTCGACAATATATGAATTGCATTTTTTGTTGTGTGTTTAATCAGGAAAAATACATCGAAATGTTGTATTTACTTCTTGAAAGTATTTTTCTTTATGGTCAGTTGCAAAATGATATTGAAATATTAATTTATACATCAACATCTTTTATGCAAATAATAAAAAAAAGTCATCTTTACAATGATGAAAAAATAAAATTCGAAATCAATGATACTTACAATGACATTGATAAGGCGTGTAAAGCACGACTTGATTTATTTGATTTACCGACTGTTGCAAATTATAGCAAAATATTATATTTGGACATTGATGTTTTAATAAAAAACGACATTCATCCTGTGTTCAATATTTGTGAAAAAGATATATTGTATGTATTGGAAGAAGGTGATATTATTTGCAATAATGGAAAGGATTATTGGGGAAAAACTCTTTTTGGGGATGAAATTCACAATTATGAAGATAAAACAGCATTTACAAGTGGAATCATGCTTTTTAATAATTGTGAAACAATAAAAATTTTATTTGAGACAGTGAAGAAAGATATACTTTGCAGACCTCATAATTTTCACGACCAACCTTATATTGTATATAATGCATTCAAATATGGTTTATTTGATAACAAAATAATGAAAAAATTTGCAGTAAATAATGATACTAATATATTGAGTGATAAAATCATACATCATTTTCCGGGGGGAGTTGGTCCGCATAATTCTAAAATGAATAAAATGACGCTTTTTTTGGATGGTTTAAAAAATCAATATCAGTCAGTAATAGAAACCATTTTATCAAATGGAATGACTTTAGTCAGCAAAGAAAGATTACAAAATTTATATATTCAATGTTCAAAATTTAAAAACACATCATATTCTTTTGTGGAATGTGGTGTTGCGAAGGGTGGTTGTCTTGCTATGATGAAATTTGCATCTGGGAAAAAAAATAAAATTTTTGGTTTTGATAGTTTTGAAGGAATGCCAAACATAACAGAAGAAGATATGAGTAATTATAACAAATCTTGTCCATTGAATGATTTTGGAAAAGTTGGTGATAATATGTCAGGTGGGATTGAAAATGTGTATAATACTTTTGAAAAATTAAATTTGGATATGAATAATGTTTCATTGGTAAAAGGATATTTTGAAGACACTTTGCAAATTAAAGAAAGTATGGATTACATTGGCAAAATTGCTGTTTTAAGATTGGATGGAGATTGGTATGCATCGACAAAGGTTTGTTTGGAAAAATTATATGACAAAGTTATTGAAGGAGGAATAATAATTATTGACGATTATGGGCATTTTATTGGTGCTAAAAGGGCAACTGATGAATTTATTGCAAAAAATAATATTAAATCGCCATTAATTAAAACAGATTACACAGAACATTATTGGATAAAGGACACAAATGCTGACAAAATATTATCAGACACATTGAATATTGAAGAAGACATTTGGACTTGTTCCGCAAAAATGAGGTATGATATTTATGATTTTTGTAAAAATAAATCCCATTTTAAAATTGCAGAAATAGGTTCGCATAAAGGTTATTCTACAAAAGTATTGTCAAAAATATTTGCAAAAGTTTATGCGGTGGATAATAGTGTTGAATGGACGGAATTTAATAAAAATTTTAATAAGGATGCAAAAAATATCGAATATGTTATGTTGGATATTTATAAGGATAAATGGGATGTTTTGCCAGAAGATATTGAAGTTGCCTTTATAGATGCTGACCATTCTTATGAAGGTTGCAAAAGTGATATTTTCAATTGTATCAAGAGGTTTAATAATTTGCAATATATTATTTTTGATGATTATGGGGTATGGAATGGGGTCAAGCAAATTATTGACCAATTAATTGAACATAATATTTTGCATTTTGAACGATTTATAGGAATTACGGATGTTCCGGGGCCTAATGGAATTGTGAAAAATGTCAATGAAGGTATTATTTGCAGTCTTAAAAGAAACACTACTTTGCAAAATAAAATATTTAGGTTAAATGATTTTTATATAAAATTTTTGGATGGTTTCAAATTAATAACATCTTTGTCAAGTGAGGGATTTTATTTTGCAAAAGATAATGATAATAATATTGTAGTAATGATTGATGGAAAAATATATGGAATTAAAATTGGATGAAATCCTAAATTGTGGCAGAATGTTTGTTTGATTGTTCGATTGAAGTTTTAATTATTGTAATAATAAAAAAATTATTATTACAACTTATTGACGCAACTTATTGATTTTGAAATTTGCAAAAATATATTTCAAAAATAAAACAATAAATTATGTTGCCACTATATTTGTTTTTTTCTTCCATCAAATCCCTACAATTTTATTTGCAAAAACATATTGGAACAAAATTAAATGTCTATGAATATTTGTTAATGAATTCCATTGTATTTTTTGCAGTAAGTTTAAGTATATTATTTTACAATTTATATCACAAAAAAGAAAATTATAAAAATATTCAAAAATTGGACACTACGCATTTTATTGTTTTGTTGTTCATTTCGTTGTTTTCAGTTGCGTCTATTTTTGCATTTTTTACATTGGGTGAATATCATACTATTCCTATTTTTTTAACTATTTCAAAGGTTATGTCCGCATTATTAATTGTTGCAATTGGATATTTTATTTTTGGCGAAAAATTAACATTTAATCAAATTATAGGAATTATGTTTTGTATCATAGGAATATTATTTTTATATCGCAAATAATTAATTGACATTGATTGACATTGATTGACATTGATTGATATTTTATTTTTGCAACAAAAAATAAAATATATTATGTTGGAGGATTTGAATGAAATCAACAAAATTGCGAATAATGTGCAATAATTGGTTTGGGAGAAGTATTGCAATCAAATACTGAGACAGGCAACCATTTTTCAATATTATTGTCAAAAATGCATTGAACAACAATTGTTTCATTTTTCTTTCTATTTTTTTCCATCAAATCTTCGTCATTTAATGTCGAACATATTCTTTGCAAATGAGATGCATAGTAATGGTAAAAACAACTACCAACCAACTTACTTTGTTCAATAGTTTGAATTCCCAATGTGTCAAAATAAATAAGTTTCTTATTTTTTCCATAAATATATAGCAAATAATAATCTTGTTCATTAGTATTTTTAAGAATAAAATTGGTTTTCAATGAAAATTGCGGTGTTCTTTTTTTTACAATAAATTTCTGTGTCAATTGTGTGTCCATTTTGTCTGTTTCGAATGTTGATGGTAATATTTTGCAACATAAATTCAGTTTGAAATCAATGGTGTCAAGTGGCAGATTGTAATACGGCATTTTTGCATCCAGTTTTCTTATTTGCAAATGATGAATTTCATAAACAATTTTGGATTTGAATTTTGAATGGAAATCATTGTAAATATTTGCATAATTTGGCAACAATTGTTGTTTGTTTAAATTCCAGCAATTTATTATTGCAATATGTAGAGGTAATTGTTGCAAATAAAATGTGGTTGATTGTTGTGAATGATGTAATTCTTTGAAAAATGCCAATAAATATTTCATTTTATCTTTTGGGGTCAATGGTTGCATAGTTAATCCTTTGTAATATAAAAGGTCTTCAATAACAACAATTTGATTAGAATAAATTGTTGTTTCATTGGGTGGGGCAAGAATAGTTCCATAAAGCAAAGTTCCGTATGCAAATTGAAAAGGAACATTGGAAGATATAATTTGCGAATGTATTATTTTTTTTTCATTGTTGAGGTCAAGTAAAATAGCAACATCCTTTTCATCTATGTAAGTCATCCAAATCATAACTTTTTTGCCAACTGGAATTGCACAAACAATATCATAATTGAAATATTCTTTTGCATCAATGGCAATTTCATAGGGAAAAATAGGAATAGGACATCTTTTGATTGCATCATTAATTTGATTTTGATATTCTTCTGTCATTGTTTCACAAATGTATTATATTGCAATTATATTGTTTAAATTATTCAATTTACACCTTTTCGCATTAAAAATGCTCAAAGTTTAACAAATTTTCCACTCAAAAACGCCCACTTGTTGGGCGTTTTCAATGAAAAATGGTGTAATATTTGCTACCATTAAATTAAAAATTATTATGCTAATAAACAACATATAACAAAATGACAACAGAATTAACACAAACCTCAAACATTGACACTTTTTTTGAACAATTATTTGCAGAAATAAAAAATGAAACATTTGCAATTACATTTACAAAATCAACAATAATTCATTTTTTGAATGCTAAAATAAAAGAACAAAGCAGAATAATATTTGATAATAATTTGGATTATTCATTGTCAAAAAATTTCAAAAAAGGAACACAATTAATTCATAAATTGAATTTGAAAATATTTAATAAAATAATTACATTTGCAATTCTTAGTGAAAATAATAGAACTGAATTATTGGATAATAATATTTGCCACTTGTTTTCATTAATTTATTTAAGAGAAAGAGTTAATTTATTGTCAAACATTAAAGAACAATTTCAATGTGAAATGGTTGATTTGTGGAATTCACATTCAGGACAATTTGATGCAAAAAATTATTTGAAATGTTTGTTTGATTGTCAAGGAATTAAATACAATGAGGAAGATTTGCAAAAAAAAGAAAACTTAATTAGAGCAAAACAATTTTACCGATTTGAATGTTTGCAAAAAATAAACGAAAATTGTTATATTCCAAATAATATTCAAAATTGTTTGGAAATGCAATTGGTTGGATATGAAGGAGAATTAGTTTATTACTGGAAATACGGAAAACACGGAAAACACGGAAAACCTACGGTTTT